AGGAGGGGCCTGCGTCCCGGTCCCGATGCGAACGGGAACCCGCGCAGGAGGAGAGACGGGAAGCGCGGGATACATCCCGCCGATGGGAGATCCGCCAGCGCCGAGATTCACGTCAGAGAGGAACTGTGCGATGCCGCGTTCGATGTCACTCGCCGACTGCGAGAGGCGGCCGCCGTCTGCGAACCGCCCGGTCCCGCTTGCCGGTCTTCCGACGGCATCCATAAATGCACGTTCCAGCGCCGATGCGGATTGCGCGAGGCGGCTGCCACTGCTGGAATCACGGTCGATGACGCTATACGGCACGTCAATCGGGGTCTGGGTGGTCGACGGCAACGATGTCGGCGTCTGGACGGTGTTCGTCGTAGGCGCCGTGATATTCCCCCACAGGTTTGCCGCGCCGGGAAGCTGCGAGTTCCGAATGGCCTGCGGGGTGAACACGAGGCCAAACGCCGCATTTCGGAGCAGTTCCAGGTACGGCTTTACGTCTGCGGATGGTTCGTTGATGACGATCTGACTGGTCTGTTCAGGCATATCAAGCCGGCAGTGCCGCCCCCTTCTTTAATTTCTTCGGCTGCTGTGTGGTTCCGGTGCGATCTTTGCGAACCCGGTCCATCATGGCGTAGAGTTCCCGCGATCCAGCCTCGCTGCTGCCATCGCCCAGGCCACTGACCACGTCAGCGGGGACGACGAACTCGCCATCGGACAGCAGGACCTTCTGGTTGCCGCCGATGGATCCGGTGATCATGTCGTCCATCCCCGCGCCAGGACCCATGATCTTGCCACCGCCCAGCATTTTCTGGAGCGGTGCTTCCGGCGTGCCGGCGTCCTCGCTAAGAGAGCGCAATGCCTCGACGCCATACATGCGGATAAACTCGTTGAACGCCTTTTGAGGGTCGTCGCTGTCGCCGCGCAGTGCGTCAAGGGCGTTCGAGAACACGGAATCCCGCTGATCCTCTTCCGGCTCCATGCCGGGGGCGCTGGGAATGCCGGGTATGCCGGGGATGCCACCCTGAGCCAGTCGCTGCGAGAGTGCGCCGATGCCCATCGGGGCAACGCCCACGGGGGAGAACTGCTGCTGCTCGACGCCCAGGAGATTCGGGGGCGGAGCCATGCTCTCCAAGCTGATGATCGGGAACCCGCGCTCGTCGGCTTGCTGCTTACGCCGGGCATAGAGGGCATCGACGTACTTACGCGCCTCAGAGGCCGGGACGTCGGAGTCTTTTTTCTTGCTGCCGGAGATCTTGTCGGAGATAACCTTGGCCCCCAACGAGGACGCAAGCGTAGTCAGGAGCGGAACTAAGAACGGTATTGGCATGGATTCCCCTTTAACTAGTGACGGTCACGGTTCCCATCGTGACGACCATGGAGAATGACGGAGCAAACGCCTCTCCCTCGCGCACAATCTTCAGGAACCCATTCGCATCGACGTAGACCTGACCGATGTCGAGTCCATATCCAGATTCCGCGGCGCCAATGAACCGCAGGGATGCAGCGACTACGTCGCCGGGGTTGTATAGGTTAATTATAATCTGATTGACGATCTGAAATGCCTTCGAGATGTCCTGGTCGGACCAATCCTTTGGCGGGATGTCAACCGGCTTGATTCGGTAGTGACGGTTCACTGCTTGCGCCCATCCTCGCGGATGTCAAAGCGCGTTGTGCCGAGACGCCAGCCCAGATCGACCGTGTTCGAGGATACTCGAAGGGCAAACTGCCTGGTCCGGACCCGAACGAAAAGTTCTTTCGGGTCCGAGGTGGAGACGAGCGCCCCGCTGAAGCCGGTTGCCGAGGCGTTCTGCGGAAAGTTGCGCTCCTTGATCTCGAAGACCACGGGCCCGTTGCTTGATACCCCGGTTTTGCTGAAGTCGGGGGCGATCCGGCCGATGAAGGCGAACGATTCGCCGTCCAGAAGCGTGAGGTCCGATCCTTCGACATGCGAAGCGAGGGAATACGCCTGGAGATTTCCCGATAGAGTCCTGAGTACCCGATTGACTCCGATTTCGTGCTGGAATAATCGGTACTGGTCGATCTCCGTCCCCCACGCGATGGGATATCCGTTGAACGAGGAGTCAAGCCACGCCGTTCTGGACATGGAGCCGATGATCCAGTAGTTGTCGACGTAGTTGTACGCGACGTAGCGGTTGTTTTCGATGGAGTCTGCCGATGGGTACCACCACCACACCTCGTTGAATCGGCTGTTGTGGCCGGCGCATACCTTTGCTCGCTGAAACCAGTTGAAATCGTCGAAGACGTAGGACTGGACCGTGCAAGGGAGGGAGTTGACACTGCCGTTATAGAACCGGAATGCGTTCAGGTCCATCCAGTACAACTGATTCCGTGCCTCGATGACGGCATTCGGTCCTACGATGGAGACGTTCTGCGCGGTGGTATTTAGCCCGAACGTATACGGAGGCCCGACGAACGTGAGGGCGTTGATACCGATGTCCGTCCAGATGACGGTCTCCTGTCGCCCTCTGGTCTGCGCGATGATCCTCGACCCAGCGGAAACCCGCAAGCCGCCCGCCGTTGTATCGCGCCGCGGCTCCCACTCGACGAGGCTTTCCTGGTTCCCCCATCGGACCAAAAGAGGGTCAGCGGTAGCGGACCCGACCTCATTCGAGCCGAACACGAGGAGATGGCGGTCGCCTTCGGAAACCGCAATGCCGGCGGAGTTGATGGTCGGGCACTGGTTGCTTCCCGCGATGCTCGAAAGTTCAACCGCACGCGACCCAACTCCAGCGGACGCATCCCAGTAGTAGATCTTCCCGCCGATGATGGCGGCGACAAGGTCTTCGCCGAAGTTGTCAATCGACCAGATGCGAATGCCGGACTCCAGGCCACTCCGGGGGGTGCCCCACGTTCCCTGTCCCCATGTTCCGACACCCCATCCGCCGGAGACGAAAGAGTTACTCGCCGAACCGATAGGTATCTCATACGTTGCGACTACCGCTGATCCTCCCCCACCGGCACTGATAAAGGGAACGCTAGTCGCCATGGAAATTCTGTAGCTATCGGCATCAATGACCTCGATCTGGAATTCCTTGTTGATATCGACAGCGGAGAAGCCGCCAACTGCGGTGGCCCCGGAGATTATAACGGAATCCCCACTGACCCTGCCATGTCCGATGTGCTCAACGCGGAGGGAGTTTGAGGCGGGCGGTCCTATCCCTAGTGACTGGATCATCTTGAGCGGATTAGGCAGCAGTGTTATCGGAGGCCCTACCGGGGTGATGTTGGAAACCGTGGTCTGATTCAGCAGCAGCAGCTTCTTGTCTGTCCCGATTGCGGTAAACTGCTGGCCGGCAAGGGTTGTCCACTGGTGCAGGCACCGGCAGACGCCATAGGTCGTTTGCAGCGGATTATTGGTCGATCCCCCGTTAAGGAGTTCAATCCACCCCCCAATCGATTCCGGCATGCCCATGCGAAAGCGAACCTTGTCGCAGTCGTACCAGCCGCCCTCGTTTGAGAAGTTGGTTACGTCCCGAACGATTCCTGGGCGAAGCTGGATTTTCTTGAAGGGCATTATTTTTTGGCGGTTACGCTCTGCGTCTTGGGGTCGTACTGGCAGGCGGTGACTTCGAGGCCGGCGCGTTTGCAGGCGGCCTCGAAGATGACTTGGACGGACTTCTGAAGTTCCGCCTCCTGCGTCCTCATGATCTGCAAACGCAGGGCGATGTTCTCCAGCTTGACGCTAGCAAGTTCGATATCGAGCTGCTCTTGCTTCGAGAGTTTCTCTTCAGCAACAAGCGGCAGTGCAACGATAAGGAATAGTAGAGTTTTCATTTTGCGGATCGGTAATTGACATCAACGAACGTATTGTTTCGGTCTCTGGATACCTCGAAGTCCAGCCACCAGCCGCCTATCGGCCTAGCCGAGCGGCCCCTCTCTGTATGATACCCAGACCCTCCCATTTCTTCGCGCTTGTACGTCCCGGCGCGGAGGAATAGCTGGGGTTGCTGTACAACGTGCCCCCTCCCATTGACGCCGATCATGATGTTCTCATCGCTGTTGCGCCTGTGGATGTGGCCGCTGATGTAGATATCCGCCGAGTACTGTCCTCGCGTGCGCGAGTTGTCGATCAGACCTCGCGTGATCTCCCCGCCGCCGCCGTATCCGTGGTGGTAGTGCAACGTCCTTGAGTCGCGATGCCGATTCCCCAGATCAAACTTGAACCGGACAAAGCCGGTGAATGGCATATGTTCGCAAGGCCCCCCGAACGTGCGAAGATTCTGCGTCAGCCGCTCGGGCAGGTCTGTCTGGTGGTGCCTGAGAATGGAGGTCTCGTGGTTGCCGTCGCCGAGGACGGCGATGTTTTTCGCGTAGGGCAGGTACAGATCGGTGTGAAACGACACCAGCTTATCCAGGTAGTTTCCACCTCGCATCTCTGGCCGCAAGGCGGATTCACTTGCCCTCCGGTCCCACTTGCCTTCCATGGCGCAAAAGGTGTCGCCAAACTTCAGTATCGGGGCGCCCAAGGCCACGGCCTCAGCGTGGTGCTTGCGGATCAGCGCAAGGTCGGAGTGGGCGTTATCGGCGTGTTCATCGGCGAGTAGCAACGCCGATACGATCTTCTTCTGGGAGCAGTCGAAGTCGATATCCACGCACTGTTTATCGGTGCGGGTTATCGTCCAGTTCACTTTTTTTCGTCCTGGAGTTGCGCCAGTACGTTCGTTAGTTTTTGCGGAAGGGGCAGGCCAGCCTTTCCGCAGTTTTCCATGATGGAGATCAGTTCCGTCAGGCAAAACCAGCCGGCCACATACGCCGATAACTCGAACGGCATCGGATGCACCGACTCGGCGATCTCCAACGCAACGATCAGCAGCAGCGCGACGGTCTTCTTGACGAAGCCCTTGCGACTGACATCGGACGACACCGCGCCCGTGGACCACGCAACGAGAAATCCGGTTGCGAAGTCGACGACCTGGAGGCCAAGGAGCCCCCACAACAACGTCGGCATCGAATAGATTGCCCCCAGAATCAGGCCAGGAATGGCCGCGATTGCCTTCTTCACGACGGCTTAACCCCAACCGCCTTTTCGATCAGAACGAAGAACTCAGCAAGGTGTGCAAGCGCCTCGACCAGAGCCTGCTCGTTGACGACCTCCTTGCCGGTTATTCGCCGCAGCAGCAACGAGACGGCGGGGATCGCCAAGGTGATATACCGCATGGCGCACGACAGCTTCTCCGGCCCCGTGCCTCCCGCCATTTCTGCGTTCCGCACGCCGTTGTAGACCACGTCAGCCACCGGGCGAAACGCTCCGGGGACCAGTTGCACAGCAATCGGCACGCCGTAGTTCACGACTTTTTTCAGCCAGCTCCACATTACAGCACCTCCCAAGCGCGGTTGAACGGCGTGATGGCCGAGAACACGTAGGTCTTGCCCTTGCTGCGGAAGACCTGCCCCAGGTACGGCGTTGCATCACTCGCCGCGTAGTAGCGCCCCGGCTGGTCAGGAATCGGGCCACCGACCGGGCCGCCGATAGCATTCTCATCGGTGCCGTGGGTTGGCAGGAGCGTCTTCGGGTCCAGCGTCGACACCGGGCGGCCAGTCGGCTCAAGGGTCATCTTCCATAGACCCTCAAAGTCAAACTGTGCCTCGATGGCTTCGGCTGGCCTCGGCTGGTTCTCGCCGCCGCCGTTGAGTGCCCAGTTCTTCGCGGCTTCGAGAAACTGCTTCTCGTTCTCCGTATTGAAGCGATTCGCCATCGCATGGCCTTGGGCAATGAAACTTGCTTTAACTTCGTCTAGAAACATATTGGTCTCCTGTTGTTTATTGTGCCGCTTTCAGTAGATCAATCTCAGCCTTTAACTCTTTGATTGCGTTGATGAGGGCAAAGGTAATCGCGTGGCCGTTGTAGTTCAAAAGTTCGGTATCTTCCTCGTCGTCCTCGTGCAGCTTGCCCTGGAACGTCCCAATGCACTCGGGAAACGCTCCGGCAGCTTCCTGCGCCACGATGGAGATGTGCTCTTTGCCATCCGCCACCATGCCGCCGAGTCCGTTGTACTCGTACCGCACCGGGCGCAATGCGCAAATAGCGTCAAGGCCCTTCTCGTAGTCTCCGAGGACGGTTTTCAGTCGCGCGTCCGAGACGATGGTCCAGGTATTCGTTGAGGGTTTAGCCGCCGAGTCGGTCGATAACTGGAGCTGCGATGTCGGATTTGACAATCCGATGCCCACGTTGCCGCCATTGGGATTGAGCAACAGCGGGTAGGTTGTTGCGAGAGCCAACACATTCGACGTTTGTATCCACGCGCCAAACGGCGAGGCGTTCGATAGGCCGCAATCTATAGCATTTGTCGCTGTCGAGGCGATCCGCACGAGTCCATTCTGGGTCGTGCCGCTCGTTGCCGGCAGCGACGTTGCTCCATAGACCTCTAGCTTTTGCGCCGGCGCTGTCGCACCGACTCCCAAGTTACCGCTATTGATGATCCGCGCGGCTTCGGTGCCGCCGTTGTTGCCGGTCTGGAAAATGATGTCCGCTCCCGTTGTACCAACACCCGATGTCGAACGCAGGGCCAATGTCGATGTCGTCCCAGTGCCGCCAATGACGAGAGGAGCCGTGGCGCTGGTGGTAATTGTCGGCGTGGCGATAGTCGGAGAGGTCGCAAACACGTTGGCGCCGCTACCCGTTTCGTCCGTCAGCGCCGCCGCCAGGTTCGCCGAGGTCGGCGTCGCCAGGAAAGCGGCAACACCCGTCGCCAGACCGGAAACCCCCGTCGAAATCGGCAGCCCCGTACAGTTCGTCAGGGTCCCCGAAGTCGGCGTGCCCAGAATCGGAGTAACCAGCGTCGGAGAGGTCAGCGTCTTGTTGGTCAGCGTGTCCGTAGTCGCCCTGCCTACCAGCGTGTCGGTAGCAGCAGGGAGCGTAAGGGTGCCAGACGCGGCAGCGGACGGCTGGACGGTGGTCATGCCAGACGTAGACCCGGCCAAGGATAGGCTGGTCAGCGTAGTCACGCTAGCCCCGCTCCCGGCTCCGTTCAGAAACACAAGGGCCCACGCGCCCGGAGCGATGGTGACGGTGCTTCCGCTCCCCTGGGCCAGGATCACGCTGAATCCGCCCGTCGTGGAGTTCTTCACCCAGTAGATCTTCTCAGCCGTATTCGGGCCAATCGTAACCGTGATATCGGTGACGGTTCTGGCTCCCGTGAAATTCAGCACCCGAGCCCGCGCCGGCGCATCCGCTCCGTCCGTAATCGTCAGCGTGGCGGTCGCCCCGGAACCGGAGGCATCAATCGCCTCCACTCCGTCGAGAGAGGCGTCGATCAGGCTGAATACAGTGTTGGCAATCGTTCCCCAGGTCGAGGGGTTCTCGTTGAACGCTTGCAACGTGAGGGCGTTATTCGCTGTATATGTGCTCGGCATTATGGGTTATTCAGGACGGTTTTGATGACAAGGTATCCCGCGTTCGCCGTGGGAGGCGGGAAGGACACGGTGAAGTTGTTGACTCCGTTCCCGGTGATGTCCAGTCCGAAGTCAATGACCGCGATGGACGGGTCGCCGCCCGCGGTTTCATCGTAGAGGAGCCCTCCCCGCGCCGTGAACGTCGGCGTGGTCCAGACCGCATCGGAGAAGTCGAGGATGACGACCGGACCATTCGTTGTGTTGGTCGTCGTCACGGTGGCGGTGACGATCTCGCCTTTCGTGGAGTAGCCTCCACCAGAAGCCACTTCTCCAGAGCTGGTGTATCCGGTGGTCGAGGCGTTCAGCGTGGCCGCGTTGGTATACAGGGCCAGCTTGATCTGATTGCTCCCGAAGTTGATCGTGCCGTTCAGCAGGTCCGCGTAGAACGACGTGCAAACGTAGGAGCCGGTGAATGGCATTACTGCGTAACCTCCCTGCCGAGTGGCCGATCCCGGTACTCGTCCTGTTGCAGCAGGCCCTCGGCGCTGCGCTTGAGTTCCTTCATTCCTGCCTCGTATTGCGCTTTGTACTCGGCCATCATGTCAGCCTGCCCTTTGTTGTAGATGTAGCCCTCGACCAGGCACCCGTACAGAAGCACTGACGAGAAGTTCGCCGAAAGCCACGTTGTCCGCGATGGGGTGGCAGCCACGGTGATCGAAGTGGGGGCGCCAACGTAGTCGAGCGTGTAGGAGTAGGTGGTGCTGGGGGCTGGCCCGATCAGGATCGTTGCCGGGGCGTTCTCATTGGGCGAGTCGGCGATGGCATTCAGCATCGCGTATGCCTCAGGCTGCCCAGTGATTCCACTATAGGCTGTGCGAATATAGCTGACTGCTTTCGGCAGCAGCGGGACGGAGTTGACGTACAGGCCCAGTGGCTCGACGAACGAACCCGGTGTGGTAATTGTGGCCGTTGCCGTCGTCCCCGTCACGCTCTGCCGCTGGTCTGGGGTGCGAACCGTGTTATAGATCCGCTCCTCGACCAGTCTGACGATGTCCGGGATGTTGCTGACAAAGGACGCCTCCTGGTTCTCCAGGTAGTCCTTCATCAACTGCACCAGGGTAGCGTAAGTCACCCTAGCAAGCCTTGCCCTTCATCTTCATCATGCCGCCTTTGGCGTATCCTTTCTTCGCCGCAGCGACCTTCTTTGCAGGCTTGGGCATTGCGTTCTTCCCGGCCTCGTTCTTCATACGACCTTTCACTGGACCACCTCCTTTTTTCTTTGGAATCGCGGACCCTTTTTTCATCAGGTCCGCCAAGATCGGTATGATCTGCATCGCAAGACCGGCAGTGATGCCAGCGTTGCCGCCGAGTCCAGCGAGTCCGCCCATCACGGCAGACTGAAGCAGATCCTGTGTTGATTGCCGACGCCTTCCGGTAGCAGGAGCAGCGGGGATCGCCGCGCTCTGCGACACGCCGGGGGCGGGCGCATTCATTGGGACGCCGGGGATGCCGGCCAGACTCGGCGCGTTCGGGAATCGAACACCGCCCATGATCCGCGCCGCGCTATCGGCAGCGGCGTTGGCCGGGAGCGTGCCCCCGAGTTGTTTACGGACTACTTTGCCTTGAAACTTCATGTCAACCTCGCATCTACCTGACCCAGCGTGACTTCCATCACCAGGTTCAGAATTGGATTCCAACGGGCAAATGCGCGGGACGTTGCGAGTTCTGGCGTGTCCGGTCTCGGTTGCCAGAGGGCCTGTGGTTCTGCTCGGAAGAAGCGACCGACTTGGAGTTGTGGGTTATCCTCGTCGTCGCACTGGGAGCAGACCCTGAGGCCATCCCTTTTTTGATTATATATGTGATCGCGCAGTGCGCGATACTTTATCGGTCGCCCACAGATATCGCAGTAGGCATTCGAGTTCTGGCCGCTGGAGTATCCGCTCACCGGTAGCTCCGGTACGGAACGATTCGCAGCGGGGAGCGGTCGCGGTCTTCGTCGGCTGCCAGGTCCCAGTCCTCGTCGTAGCGTTCCTTCAGCGCCGGGACGAGCGCCAT